CAACGGCTCCATCGCACAGGTGTTTTCGGCGGAAGAACCAGACAGTTTGCGTGGGCCGCAGTTTGATGCGGCCTGGTGTGACGAGCTTGCCAAGTGGAAACATGCAGAGGAGGCGTGGATGAATGTGCAAATGGCGCTGCGGCTGGGCGATGTGCCGCAAGCCGTGATTACCACAACGCCACGCGCCACAAAACTGATCCGTGAACTGATGAGTGACGCAGCAACTGTGGTAACGCGCAGCCGCACCATTGAAAATTCCAACCAACTGGCGCCAAGCTTTTTGACCGATGTGATGGCCCGCTATGGCAACACTGCTTTGGGCCGCCAGGAGCTGGATGGCGAATTGATTGGCGACGATCCCGATGCCTTGTGGAAGCGCGAAACCATCGAGCAGTTCCGTGTGAAAACACTGGCGGTTGATATGAAACGCATTGTTGTGGCAGTGGACCCGCCCGCCACGTCGCACGCCAAATCCAACGCCTGCGGCATTGTTTGCGTGGGGTTGGGGCAGGATGGCCGCGCCTATGTGCTGGAAGATGCGAGCGTGAAACGCATGCGCCCGTTGCAATGGGCCGCACGGGTGGTGGATGTTTTCAAACGCCACAACGCCGACCGTGTGGTGGCCGAAGTGAACCAGGGTGGCGACATGGTGCGTGAACTGTTGACGCAAGTGGACGCCACATTGCCCATCAAGGCGGTGCATGCGTCGCGTGGCAAGCGCGCCAGGGCCGAACCCGTTGCGGCACTTTATGAGCAGGGCCGCATTTCCCACGTGGGTGGCTTTGCAGCACTGGAAGACGAGATGTGTTCATCGATTGGCGAGGGCAACAGCCCCGACCGCATGGACGCGCTGGTGTGGGCCATTACTGAATTGATGATGCGAAAAGCCACTGCACCGAAAATTCGCGCGGTGTGAAAAGAGGAATGAAGATGTTTGAAAAACTGAAACACATGCTGACCACAAAATCGTCGGCCACATCGTCCATCGTGGCATTGCATACCGCAGGCAGGCCGCAATGGACGCCGAAGAATTATGCTGCTTTGGCACGCGAAGGGTTTGCCGGAAACGTGATCGGCTATCGCGCCGTGCGCATGGTGGCGGAAGCGGCTGCGTCCATTCCATTGTTGCTGTATGTGGACGGCAAGGAAACCACGGTTCATCCGCTGCTGAAACTGTTGCAGCGCCCAAATGCCGGGCAAACCGGACGTGAACTGCTGGAACATCTGTTCGCATTCCTGATGGTGGCGGGCAATGCCTATGCTGAACTGGTAACGCTGGACGACACGCCCCGCGAATTGTTTTCACTGCGGCCAGACCGCATGATGGTGGTGCCCTCAAAAGCAGGATGGCCTGAAGCCTATGAATATTCCGTAGGCGGACAATCTGTGCGCTTGCCACGCGAAAGCATTCTGCACGTGAAAATGTTCAACCCCGGTGATGACCACTATGGACTATCGCCATTGGAGGCTGCGGCACGATCCATCGACACGCACAATGCGGCGTCGGCGTGGAACAAGGCCATGCTTGACAATGCCGCACGACCATCTGGTGCATTGGTGTTTGCCAGCGGCGACGGCACATTGACCACGGAACAGTTTGACCGTCTGAAAGCCGAGCTGGAAGGCACCTACCAAGGGGCCGCCAATTCAGGCCGCCCCATGATTTTGGAGGGCGGTTTGGACTGGAAGGAAATGGGGTTCAGCCCCAAGGACATGGACTTTATTGAAGCCAAGAACATGGCAGCACGCGAAGTGGCCCTGGCCTTTGGTGTGCCGCCCATGTTGTTGGGCATTCCAGGCGACAATACCTACGCCAATTTTGCCGAAGCCAACCGCAATTTCTGGCGGCAAAGCGTGGTGCCGCTGGCCAACCGGATGGCCGACGCCATTGCCATGCTTCTGCAACCCTTTGAGCCGGGCGAGTTGAAACTGGTGCCCGACCTTGACCAGGTGGAAGCGCTGGCACCCGACCGCGACGCGCTGTGGAAGCGCTTGAACGATGCAACATTTTTGAGCGTCGACGAGAAGCGCCAGGCCGTTGGCTATGGCCTGTGACATGAAGGAACAAAAGATGAACAATAATCCTGTACTCAACATTCGTCGCAAGCTTATGTCGGTGCAGCCCAGCAGCGGTGTGTTCGAAGGCTATGCCAGCCTGTTTGGCAGGCGCGACCAGCAGGGCGACATTGTTATGGCGGGAGCCTTTACGCAAAGCCTGCGCGGCAAGGGGCCTGAACACATTCGCATGTTGTTTCAGCATGATCCGGCTGAACCCGTTGGCACCTGGATTGACGTGGAGGAACGACCGCGCGGCCTGTGGGTGCGGGGGCGCCTGAACCTGCAGGTGCAGCGGGGCCGTGAGCTGCACGCACTTTTGCAGTCAGGTTCACTGGATGGCTTGTCCATCGGGTTCAAAACCGTCCGTGCACGGAATGATCGTGCATCGGGCACGCGACAGCTTTTACATATCGATCTTTGGGAAATCTCGCTTGTCACCTTCCCCATGTTGGACGGTGCACGGGTGAGCACAGTGAAAAGCGCGGCCCGGGCCCGCGCAGACGCTTACTTCAACCTTACGCCCGCCCCCCACAATCAAGGAGTAGTTTAAAACATGGATATGCAAATTCCATTTGAAACCAAAGTGGCGCAGCACGACGATGGTGCCCACGACGACGTGTTGCAGGCGTTTGAAGCGTTCAAGGATGCAAACGATGAACGACTTTTGCAAATTGAAAAGCGCATGAGCGCCGATGTGATCACCAATGAAAAGGTGGACCGCATCAACAAGGCCGTGGACGAACTGATGTTGAAAGCACGACGTCCCGGCCTGTCAGCTGAGAAAATGGCGGAACCTTCAGAACACAAGCGCGCCTTTGACTCCTATGTTCGCAAAGGTGAAGCACATGGTCTTTCCGCGCTGGAAGCCAAAGCCATGTCAGTTGGGTCTGGCACGGATGGTGGCTATCTTGTGCCGTCACAAACGGAAGCGGAAATTGCAAGGCTTCTGTCCAAGGCCTCGCCGATGCGCAGCATTGCTGATGTGCGCCAATCTTCCACCACGCTTTACAAAAAGCCATTCGCAACGGCGGGTGCGGCAACAGGCTGGATTGGTGAAGTGGCAGCACGACCACAAACAGCGTCGCCAACGCTGGCGGAATTGCAATTTCCGGCCATGGAACTTTATGCCATGCCAGCAGCAACACAAGCGCTGTTGGACGACTCCATTGTGAACCTGGACGAATGGTTGGCACGGGAAGTGGAAACGGTTTTTGCCGAACAGGAAACTGATGCCTTCATCAACGGCGATGGCGTGACCAAGCCCAAGGGCTTTTTGAACTACACCAAGGTGGCGCAAGCCTCGTGGGTGTGGGGCAGCACGGGTTATATTGCAACGGGTGTGGCCGGTGGTTTTGCTGCAAGCAACCCCACCGACAAACTGGTTGATGTGATCTATGCCTTGAAGGCGGGTTACCGCCAGAATGGCCGCTGGATGTTGAACCGCACGACACAGGCGCAAATTCGCAAATTCAAGGACGCGCAAGGCAATTACCTGTGGCAACCGGCTGCAACGCCAGACGGCAATGCATCATTGTTGTCATTCCCCGTCGTCGAATCCGAATATATGCCCGACATTGCAACCGACAGCCACGCCATTGCCTTTGGCGATTTCAAGCGCGGCTATTTGATTGTGGACCGGGTGGGGGTGCGCGTGTTGCGTGATCCCTATTCTACCAAACCTTACATCTTGTTCTACACCACCAAGCGTGTGGGCGGCGGCATTCAGGACTTTGATGCCATCAAGACACTGAAGTTCGGTCTGACATAACAACAGGCCACATTTGAGCAGCGGCTGGCGTTTGGCGAACACCCGTTCGCCATTCGCTAAGCGCGCAATTTATCAGGAAAAATCCATGTCACTTCTTCTCACGACTCCGCCTGCGGTGGAGCCGGTGTCCTTGGCTGAGGCCAAGGCCCACTTGCGCATTTCCCATGCTGATGATGATGCATATATCAGTACACTGATCATATCGGCGCGCCGCCGCATTGAAACCCGCACCGGGCTGCGTTTGATTGCACAAGGATGGTCGCAATTTCTTGATTGCTGGCCGCCCTTTGGCGAAATTGAATTGCGTGTCAGCCCCGTAAGCACGGTGACGGACTTGATTATCTATGGCGACACGGACACGCCATCGTCAGTTGATCCGGCGCACTATTTTCTCGATGCAACGGCTGCTCCACCACGTGTGGTGTTCAGGCAGGGGCGTTCACCCTCACCACCGGGCAGACGGCGCAAAGGCATTGAAGTGCGCATGACTGCGGGCTTTGGTGCATCGGCTTCAGCCGTGCCGCAAGAGTTAAAGCAAGCCACATTGCTGTTGGTGGCCGATAGCTTTGCCAATCGCGGCGAAGAGCTGGGCCGGCCCATGCCGCCTGCGGTGTTGGAGCTTATCAATGCCTATCGCCTGATGAGGCTGGTATGAACGCGGCCCTTGCATTGCAACAGGCAATGCGCGCCGCCCTGTTGGCCGACACGTCGCTGCTGGCACTGTTGGGTGGGGCCCACGTGTTTGACGAAATGCCACGCGGCGAACGCGCACCTTATGTGGCCTTCGCCGCCATTGAAACCCGCGATTGGAGCGTGATGGACCAGAAGGCGCATGAACATTTCATAACACTTGACGTGGCCAGCAACGAACGCGGACGCGCACAGGCACAAGCCATTTGCAATCGCATTGAAGCCGTTTTGGACAACGCCGGTTTGGCGTTGAACGGGCACCGCCTGGTGAATTTGCGCGTTACCTTCTGGAGCGTGTTTGCCAGCAAAACCGACAAGACATTTGGCGCAACCATGCGGTTTCGCGCTGCAACTGAACCCCTCTAAAGGAGAAAGAAAATGGCTGCACAAAAGGGCCGCGATCTGTTGTTGAAAGTGGATGCAACAGGATCCGGCAGTTACCAAACCGTGGCAGGTCTGCGCGCCTCCACCCTGTCGTTCAACGCGGAAACCGTCGATGCCACATCGCAGGAAAGTGTTGGTGCATGGCGCGAGCTTTTGGGCGGCGCTGGTTTGAAATCCGCGGCGTTGAAAGGCCAGGGCATTT